ATTTTGTATAATCTTTCAGATATACCATTGACAACGATATCAACAAATTTAGGAACAATTGGAACTGGCTTCCAGTCTAAGTTTAGATAAGACAAATCACCGTTGATAGATAATTCATCTTTGTATTTCTGGACTGACTGTTCGCCTCTAGCATATAACCTAAGCTCATGAAACCTGTTTTTGGTGTCATAATACCTAGAGCTACCACCGTCTCTGTCAAACCATTCCGCCTCAACTGCCTTAGCAACTTGCAGGCCGTAGTCAAAGCTTGACTTCTCCTCATCAGGCACTGCCTGACTAGGGAAAACGGATTTAGTTTTAGTTTTAATCATTACTCAATTATCTTTGATATTGCTCCTTTGTTATCAAACTTTGAAAAGCCAAAGCTCAATTTATTTGTTTGTCTTTCTGTTTTAGGTTGATACATGTGTCTATTGCAAGCCATGATAGCAAGTCCAGAACTGATAGATGCGTCAAACTGCGTTCGTTTATTTATATCAAACTTAGCCCAATCGTTCAGCGTTCTATTAAATTCTATATTACCGTAGTCACCTTGATCGTTTAAACCCACGTAACTTGATATATAACTTTCAATCGCTGATGCGTGTGCTTGCTTTATGTCTTCACTAGAGTTAGGTATACCACCTATTTCTTTTTCAGCAGGTGATAACTTGTTCCAAGTCTTATCAGGCCTGTTCATTGAATATCCTCTATAACCTCTCCTCTTTAAATAATACAATAAACGTGGTTTGTTATTCTCTGCTAGTATTGGCATGCCGTAAAAAACCAAAGACATTAAAACATCTTCGAAAAATATCTCAGATGTTTGTGGTCGCGCTATGTATTCTAAGAAGAAGGCATTAGGTGGTGCATCTTCCATGCTAAACTTAGTAAGTCCGTGCAATGCACCTTTAGACCCTCTTCCATCTACTGTCCCTGATATATCGTAACTATCACAACCGAAAGCTCCGATATGCTCGTTGCCAGGAAACTTAAGTCCGTTTTTTAGTATCATCTTGTTTTGCAAGTGTGTACTTGGAACCCAAGATATATTAAACCTACCATTGTTTAAATCAGGAACAAATAAAACCTTTGAATCTTTAACTCCGTTCTCCCATTGAAAGTTTCCTTTAATAGGCCTTGCAGTCTCCTCGTTATAATCTATTTGCTCGTATATTTTTGTTAGGTTAAATATACTATTTTTTGTTTCATCTCTAAACGCATGCTCTTCGGTTCTTGGGAACTGTCTGTAAAATTCGTTTAAAGAATCTTGATCACTTCTTAAACCTTCAGCCTCGTTTTGCCAGTGCTCTATAACACCTAAATCTATTTCACTCCCATCAGGACCTATCACCGGTTTATCAGGAGTATTAAATACTGGGACACCATACTCGTCCATAAATCCTTCGTAGTTCCACTCCATTGGGATAAACAGAGAATAAAGGCCTGAGCTAGTTTGTCCGTTTTTATTCCTTTTAGTTACGTCAGAATCGTTGTATAACTTTTTAAAGTTTGATCCACCTTTGTCTAACGCATTTGATGTTGAACCCATCATACACTTGCCTATGACCTTACTACCTAACCTGAGAGTAGTCTTTGTTACTCTCCAGTTGTTTAGTATATTCTCAGGCTTCTCCCACTTACCTGCCTCATCGTGTATTAGTAACGCAAGCTTCTCACCATCATAGGAGTTATCTCCTGTATTCTTCCAGTCTATAGTAGTATCAAGCCCTTGCATTTCTTCTAGACCTTCAGATGATGACATCCTCTTTCTAGTCAGCTTGCTTGCTGGAACTCGGTATGCTAGCTCTGTCTTAGGTCTATCCATACCATCTTGTATAGGCTTGAAAAAGAAAGGATAGTTTATAGAAATAGGTACAACCTTATCTGTAAACATTTTCTTTGCGTCAGCACCAGACTTTGATAATATACCGTATCTAGAATCTGACTTAATCGTGGCAGAAGAAACTGTCTCACTCGATGCCATAAATGAAAAACCAGAACGTCGATTCTTCAAATAACACATACCATAAGATCTAGTATCTGCCTTGCAAGCCTCCCAAAATATAAAGAATAATCTGTTTGCTTCTCTATAATCAGGTTTACCTACGTCGATCTTACTCCACTGTAGGTACATATAATGGCTACCAGTTATGTACGTTGGTATACCATTGTTGTAAAACCAAAAGCCTTCGTCTCTTCTTTTAAACTCTTCTTCAATGTAATCTATCCATTGCTCTTTAAAGTTATCAGGGAGATCTCTCCAATCAAATATAGACTTGATATTACTCAAGTCTTTAGGTAATGGTTCTACGTTCCATTTGTTATTATCCCAGCGTTTAACCTGTGTTGGTTGCTTTGGCAGAGCTATTTGTAGGTTTTGTATCTCTACTATTTCACCTATTTGCCCTGTCTTGCTAATAACAATTATGTCGTGTTCTTTATTATAACCGTATTCCCAACTCTTAGACTTGTTAAGTCTCTTGATCGTATTAATACGTATTGGTTCTACGACTTTTACTAGACTTTGCTGATACATGACTATTTGCTTTTACGTTCAGCAAAACCACTAAAGGCTTGCTTTGTTTTTTCTACAGTCTTGTTCTCTAGCAAAGCTTTCTCTTCTTCAATCCTAGTTAATATTTCAAAGGCATCGAATATAGCAAGCTTCTTTGTAGCTGCAGCATTTTTAAGTCTATCAGCAGACACGTCTTCTTCAGTGTTCGTGATAATCTTTTCTTCTGCTACTTTGATAAGCTCCTCAACGGCCTTATACCCAGCTTCTATTATGTTGCTTTTCTTCTCCTTTATATTCATATTTGATTGTAATAAAATCTGTCGTAAGTCTATATAGTTTTTCTCCGTCTATATTAAACTCATATTCTCCAGCTGGTCTGTAACCAACTATATCGCCTTTATCGTAAACGTCAGAATATACAACTTCACCTATGAACTCTCCAGCGGGTTTAACAAATGTATAACCTGGTAAGGCTTTCCATTGTTCATCCCTTTTATAAGCAAATACTTGATCAATATTTATTTTATATAGATCTTCTTCTATATAACTAGTACTGTTTCTTTCTTTGCCTCTAGCATCGTGCCATCTTCTAAATACATTGTGATGGACAATTACTTCATCTTCCTCTTTAACAGGTGTGTCAAACTCAGTTGGCAAGCCAACCACTACACCTTGTCTGCTTATATAATCATGGTTAAATATTTCGGTGTTAAGTATAAGCTCTTTGTCACCGACTTTTTTAGTGTTGTTGTATCTTTCGTTTTTAGGCTTTATTAAAAAATAAAAAGTGCCTTTCATTAATACTCTAGGTTGTACTCAACAGAAACCGCCATGTTTTTGTTGAAATCTTTCCAAGGTAAAACTTCTTCGTTCTTCCTTATGTAAATACTATACTTAGTGTCGTCTTCAACTATATCACAGATGGTATGCCCTCCGTAAACCTCTTGGCCTACGGAGTAGTGCATAGCATCGTTTTTATAATCTCTCCCTACACTAATCTTACGGATTAGTTTCATCTTCTCCTTCTTTGATAGTACCATCTTGGATGTTGATACTAACTTTACCGTACTCTTTCTCTAGTTCGTTTTGGAACTCTGTAAGTTCTTTACGCACTGTAGGAATAGCAGCGATAACGTCGTACTTCCTAGATTCTACTTGACCCAACTCCATTTGCAATTGGTTAATTTGGTTTACTAGTCCTTGCAACTTCGCGAGTTGCTCGTCTTTGATTTTGTTTTCCATAATAAAATTTTAATGTTTGGTTTTTTTAACTTATCTATAGTATTACTCTTTTTTACTATTTTTTACTATGCCGACACCTCTGTGAACCCTAGCTCGGTTAAAGCCCAGTCGGTTACTACAGAGTCATCAGTGCCCCAAGTGTCATAGCTAGCTTGAGGAAAGTTTAAATTACCTTCCATTAGCATAGCGCCAGGGATAGAAATAGTTGCACCTTCTTCTGCATCTTCAGATTCGTCTAGTACTACTTCTTCTTTGTGTAAAGACCAATACAAAGTAATGCCTGCAGTTGGTGATAAGTCAAAGCTTAAAGCTTTTACATTTAGGTACTTACCAGTTCCTTTTGTTGGTACCGTTACGTCGTTAATGTTAATCATATTGTTTAGTTTTTTATGTTACATTTGTTATAATTCCACCATTTATTTCTAAGGTTATAGGTGGATTTGGAGAAGGTTGTTGTATGGTTACATTTCCAGTATAACCTTGAGTACCATTATGGTAGTAATCTCCGTCAGCATTGATATCTCCGCTTACGTCTGCGCTACCATTCACCTGAAGTTTTTCTCCGCTGTCTGATGTCTTACCTATTAGTAAGTTGCCACCAGCCGTCATAGCCATGTGCGTAGTTAGCCATGAGCCCCAACTGAATAGGTATCTATTAGTAAGTGGTCCGTTATTAGCGTAAGCACGAGAGTTAAAGTGCATAGCAGCACCAGCACCAGCTGCACTAGGATAAGATGTATCATCTACAGCAGCTACAAACCCACCACCATAAACACCGCTAGGGTATCTATTAGTTCCTCCGTTATATCCGTATGTTGCCGCCTTATAGAAGAATATAGGTAAGAATACATCGTTAGCACCACCCGTAGCATTAGAGACGGTAAAGAAATCGTTTGGAGTTCCCGTACCTCTTATATCTAATGCCGTTGTATCAGATGTTGGAGTGATGTCAATCTTGCTCTTAATTGCTCTTGCAGTACCGTTAACGTCTAGCTTTTGAGTAGGGCTACTAGTTCCAATACCGAATTTACCATCGTTTTTAATTCTAACTACATCTGTTCCATTGGTTAGAATTCTAATATCTTTATTGTCTCTTAGATTAATAACTCCATTACCGGCAGAAGTCTCTTGTCCGATATCTAATCCTGTAAAGGAATCTGATGATATTCTAATGTATGGATTAGTTCCTGTTCTGCTTAAATGAAGTAATTGGCTAGGGCTCGTAGTCCCAATACCTACATTGCCACCATTGGTAATACGCATTCTTTCTGTTTGAGAGCCAACTCCAGCAGTAGAAGAATAGAATATAATTCCATTATAACCACTTGCCTTAAAATACGAACCACCAAAATCTAATCCAGCAGAATTAGATGCTGAACCAGTATATATTTTGTATGAAGTCCCAATGCTTATATTACCAGCAACATTTAACTTATCACCACTATCTGTTGTAGTACCGATTAGGACGTTGCCAGTAGA